ACCACAGCAGACATGGAGAGCGCCTGCGTGATCGTGGTGCCATCCGTCAGCTTGATGGTGAGCGTCACTCTGCCAGGATACGCAAAGCACGCCTGGGGGAGCGTCACGGAGCAGGGGGTGGCGTTGCACAGGCCGCCGGCGGCCAGGTTCACCTGGCGCACGGCATCGCCCTTCTCGCCCTCCAGGGCGACGGTGACGCCGTCGGGCCGCACCAGCTCGCCGCCCACGGTGCCGTCCATCAGCTCCGCCTCAGGGTTGCGGGAGTCGCACAACAGCGCCGTGATGGTGTAGGCGTTGTTGTCGCCCATGGCGAACTGGTGGGGGATGGGCCGCTGCTGCGGGGGCATGGCCAGGTCGGTCACCACTTCGGTCAGGTATACAGCCATGTTGGGGTCACTCCTCTCATGTAGTCATGGATTGCCGCACCGCCATGGAGAGCTTGCGCGCGGTGATGGAGCCGTCGGCGATCTGCCAGCCGGCCATGGAGCCCAGCTCGTGGTGGAACACGTCGCCCAGGCTGATGGAGACGAAGCGCTGCCGCAGGGCGTCCCAGGTGTAGCTCTTCACCTGTGCGGAGGTGTCCAGCCCCAGGTCGGGGTGGCACACGGTCACCCGGTCGTAGAGGCTGACCCGCTCCAGGGCGCGGTACTGGCGGAAGGCGTCGGAGGCACCCAGCGCCGCGAACTGCACCTCCAGGGTGACGGCGGGCTCGTCCTCGTGGTTTTCGCTGAAGCACGCCTCCGCCTGGCGGAGCATCTCGGCCCGGGCGGTGGCCACGGTGTAGGCCGTGCCGTCGGGGCCCTTCTCCCCCACCTTCACGCCGGTGTCCAGGTACTTCCAGGCGATCATGGGATAGTTGGCGGAGAGCTCGCTCTCCACCCAGATGGTGCCCTCCAGGTACAGGGGCGAGCCGTCGCTGTTCATGCCCACGGGGATCACCCGGGTCACCACGGCGGAGAAGTCCCTGCCCCAGCTGACGCCGGTGAGGTTCACGCCGTACTCCACCCGGAAGCCCCTGTTCTCCGCCTCCTCGTTGCTGATGAGGAAGAAGTCCCAGTTGTCCCGGATGAGGCGCGCCTTGGCCTGGGCCACCAGCCCGGTGTCCGGGTTCAGCAGCCCCTCCACGGGGGAGGAGCCCGCCGCCCACTCGGCATTGATCACCGCGCCGGTGTCCTGGCAGTAGATGTTGGGCACGTCCGACGCGCCCAGGATGTTCGCCCGCAGGTCCAGCACGGCGTTGGGCAGGTCGGAGCCCACCACGGTGAGCCCGCTGCAGACCTGGGCGCTGTAGTCGTAGGAGACGTGCATGCCCTGGGCGCTGACGCTTTGCGGCGTCACGGTGACGCTGGTGAGGCGGAAGACCTGGGCGCGGATGGACCGGGCGGAGGTGCGCAGGGCGTCAATGTCCGCCTGGGTGGCCTCCCGCACGAAGACGCAGTCCGCGCGCTTGCAGTAGCCCGTCTCGCCGGTGGAGAGCTTCACGGTGAGGAACTCGCTGCCGGCGACGGAGACATACAGCCGGGTGCCCTGGCTCAGGCTGCGCTTGCTCTGGGGGTCGCCGGTGCCCAGCTTCACCCAGCAGCCCGGCACCCAGATGGTGTAGTCGTTGGGCACCTTGCAGCGGTAGTTGCAGTTGTTGTAGCGCACATAGGCGCCCACGGCGTAGGTCTTGCCCGCCTCCCACGCGGGATAGCGGACGTGCACGTTGGAGTCGTACAGGCCGGTGGAGGAGGCGTTCACCACCCAGATCTCATAGCCCAGGGTGATGCCGCCGGAGGCGTCAATGGCGGGGGTGTCGCTCATGGGCACCGGCACCCGCACCAGCATCCAGGGCTGGATCAGCCGCCACCGCCCGTCCGGGGTGATGGGATGCTCGATGCTCACCGAGTAATCCCCGCCGGCGGTCTCGGTCACCTCGCACTTGCTGGGGGTGAGCACCGCCATGCCCAGGGACGCGCCGAAAGAGCGCTCGCTGCCGTCGTGGATGGTGATCAGCCCGTCGGATTCCTTGGTGCCGGCAGGCGGGTCCGGGTCCACCGGGGGCGCCGGGTCCGGCTGGGTGTAGGTCACCGTCAGGACGATGTTGCTCAGGTGGCAGACGCTCCGCATGTTGGTGGCGGAGGCGCTGCCGTAGGTCTTGTACTTGAAGGTCAGGACATTGCTGCCGGCCGCGATCTCGCCGGTGAGGTTCACCTCGGTGGTGGCGGCGTAGCGGAGGTTGTGGCCGTTGGCCGTCAGGATCTGCGCCCCGCCCACCGCGGCGTTGGAGGTCACGGAGAGGGACGCGCCGGTGAGGGTGGCGTCGTCCGGGAGGGTCACCGTCACCGCGCGGGTGTTGGTGGCCGTGGTGATGTTGTAGATGGTGCCCGAGCTGTTTTTCTGCCAGGTGCTCACCAGGTCCACATCGGACACGGCGAAGGCCTTGCTGCCGGTCACTGCCATTACAGCCACCTCCACCGCGGGTCAATGCTCACCGAGGTCACAGCCCCCGTCCAGGAGACCGTGGTGGTGTCGCCGGAGGGCAGCCACAGCCCCCGGAAGCCGTTGTAGAACAGCTCGCACAGGTGGCTCAGGTTCTCCGTGCCGTCCAGGGAGGTGACCATGGCCGCATCCGTGTCCACCACGAAGCCGTCCATGCCCTCCTCCAGGGCCACGCTGAGCACCGAGCCCGCGCCCGTCTCGGACGCGTCGCCCACGGTGAGCACCACCGTCCCGGTGCCCTCCACCCGGTACACAGGCCGCGCCGCCACGTCCCCCCGCGCCTTGATGGCCGTGGACCCGTCCCCGCTGCCCTCCACCGTGATCGCCGGCTGCGGCGGGTACTCCGCTTTCAACGGCTGGACGAAGAAGGCCACGCTGCCCTCGTAGACGTTGCGGAACAGGCGCTTGGCCTGGGCCTCTTTGATCACCCGGGCGTCGTAGGAGTAGCCCGGCTCTGTGGAGAGCACCAGGGTGCCGCTCCCGCGGAGCCAGGCCGCGATCTCCCGATGGTCCACCGCGCCCCGGTTGGCGATGGTCACGGCCTTGTAGTAGCCGTCATAGATGTCGTCGCCCTCTGTCAGCAGGACGGAGCCGGACCGGCCGAGGATCTTGGCCTCCTCCACGCGCTCGGACGGGTACACCACGGGCGGGATGCCCGTCACGATCACGCCCATGGCGCGGGAGTCCTTGCCGTTCCAGACGAAATAAGGTTCAGCCATGGCGATCACCTCCTCGCGCCGTAGCCGCGGCGGAGCTGGCTCTGTGCGGTTGCCACGGCAGAAGCCAGGGCGCTCGCGTCACTGCCGCCGTTCTGGTTGTAGTTTTGGATATACAGGTTGGCGTTCGCGGAGAACGCGCCATAGCCGGCGGTGCTGCCCGCGTTGCGGCTGAGGGCGGCCGTCGCGCCGTTGAGCACGGCGATGGCGGAATCCACCAGGCCGGAAGCCGCGCCGGTCACCGCCGGGGCGGAAGCGTCCAGGCCTGCGGCGGCGGTGCTCAGCTTGTCGCTGGTGGTGGTCATCACATCCTCGAGGAGCTGCGTCACCTCGAACGGATCCAGCTCGCTGGTGCCGTTCCAGTACTTGTTGAGCTCCTCCATGTGCTTTGCGTCCATGATGGTGGACAGGAACTCCGCGTAAGGCTGCAGGCCCTGCAGGGCTGCGCTGACCTTGGCCGGGTCGCTCAGTTTGACCTGGCCGAGGAAGTTCCGGTCGTTGCGGTCAATCCCCAGGGCGCCGGCAGCGATGCCGATCACCTCGGAGAACTGCGTCGCCTCTTCACCCAGGACAGCGGCGTCCTGTTCGGTCTTTGCCATCACGGCATTGATGCGTGCCTCGGTCTCGTTCACGTTCCAGTCATGCGCCATCACAGCGGGCGCAATGCCGGCCACCAGCGCGGTGGCGGGGTTCAGTAGGTACGGCATGGCCTTCCACCAGTTTGCGGAGGCAAACGTGGCGACCTTTGTGCCGATGCCGGCCAGCTTTGCGCCGAGCCCTGTGCCCGTTGGCGTTGTCGTGGGCGTTGTGGTGGGAGAGTTGCCAAGCCCCAGCAGCCGCCGGAAAGAGCTCACCGTCTCCGCAGCCTTGATCCCTGCGGAGGTGGCCTTCAGCGCGCCGAAGGCAATGGCGATGCCGGTGATGGCACCCATCACGCCGTCCTTGTTCTCGGACAGCCACCCCAGCGCGCCGGTCAGGCCCTCGATGGCGCTCTTGGCCGTCTCCACGACGGTGGAGAAGTCGCCGTCCCCGGTCAGGGCCTTCACGATGTCCTCGATGGCCTTGCCCAGGTCCTTCAGGAGCTGCTGGCCTTCTTTGGTCTGCAGGAACTTTGTCAGGTTGTCCGCCAGGGTGCCGATGGCTTTGGCGATGGTCTCGATGGACGGAGCCAGAGCGTTCAGCAGCTCCATTTTCAGCACCTGGAGCTTGCTGTCCATGTCCTTGATGGCGTCGGCGGTGTCGGCCAGGTTGTTGACCGTGTCCTCACTGACCACCGGAGCCTCGTTCATCCGCTGCCGGAAGGCATCCGTCCCGCCCGCGATGATCCCGTTCAGGTCGCTGTAGCTCTTGCCGAACAGCTCCATCGCCAGGGCGTCGCGTTCGCTGGCGTCCTCAATCTCCCCCAGGGAGTCCAGGGTATCCAGGAGCACGTCCGACCAGGAGCGCTTCTGCCGGATGTAGTTGCCCTGCGCGTCGGTCACCCACTCCATGGTGTTGACCAGGTTGTCGCCCACTTCGATGACTTCGTCGTCGGTGGAGTTCATGGCCTTGCTGACGCGCCCCTGGGTCTTGGTCAAGGTCTCAACGCTCGCGCCAAAAAACTGCGCCGCATAGCCCAGGCGCTGGTACTCGGTGGTGCTCATATGCGCAGCCGTCGCCGCGTCCCGGGTGGCGTCCGCCCAGTTGGCCGCGTCGGTGGAGGCGTCCCAGACGGCCTTACCCATCTGCGCAGCCTTGGAGATGGCCTTGTCCATCCATCCGGTGATCTTGTCAATGCCGGCGGTGATGGTCTGCACGTCCAGCTTCTGGGCGATGCCGCCCACGGCGTCACCCAGCTCGCCCGCGGAGCGTTTCGCGCCCTGGGCTTTTTGATCCACCTGCCCCAGGTCGGAGGCCACACCGCTGACGTCATCCTTGCCCAGAGCATCCAGGGCGGCGTCGGTGTCCCGGATCGCCGTCTCTGTCTGGATCATGGTGGCGCGTGCATCGGCCAGCTTCTTCCGCCACTCGTTGACCTGGGTGCTGCCCTCGCCGTACTGCTTTTTTACCGTCTCCAGCGCCTTTTCTGCCGCGCTGACGGCCTTCTTCTGCTCCTCCAGCTGCTGCTTCAGAATGTCGGACTTTTCCGCCAGGAAGGCAGCCTGGTCGCCGGTCTGCTTGTAGGCAGCTTCCGCGACCTTCAGCTCCGCGCCCATGGCCTTCACGGCACCGGACGCCTGCTGCATCTGCTGCCGAAACTGACTTACGCCGGAGGCTTCCAGTTGTGTCTTGATTGTTGCCACGCCGTTCACTCCTCCCCGGCGGCCTCTTGGATCACGCGCTCACCCGCGGCCACCATAGCGGCCTCACAGGCGGCTTTTGCACCGTTCACGGCGCGCCGGATGAACGGATGCTTCTGGCGGACACTGCTGCCGCTCTCCACTGACCTGGCGATCATCGGCAGCGGCACGCCGTTGGGGAATCCCTTCTCTGTTCGCCGCGTATAGCCCTCAATGCTGACAGACGTGCCGCGTCCATCCTCGGTGTCGTCAAAGCGGGCAATGCCCACTCCGGCGGCAAGGTCGGCGGCATCCTCTGGCGAAATAGCGGCCAGCGGCGCGTTGAACGGGTGCCCCGGGTCAGTGTCTACCGGGAGGCCCTTGGCTGCCTCGGTGATGGCGCTGGCGATCACCCCGGCGCCGTCATACAGTGCCGCCGTGATTGCTGCATACCCAGCCTCACCGATGGCATTCAGGCGCGCGACCTCTTCGTCCAGCCCTACAGCAAAACCCTTGGCCACGCTCCCGCCTCCTCAGTTGGTCAAAATGTCATTCCCGCGCCGCAGCTGGTGCTGTTCGTCATCGTACCGCTGCCGGTAGACGTACAGGTCCAGCACCATCCCGGGGCGCATTCCTTGGATCTGGTTAAACTGCAAGCCGGCGATCAGCCCATACGCCACCGCCTTCCGGTAGGTCAGGCGTCCGGCTCGTCTTTTTTTTCGATCTCCTCCAGCACCGGATCACGGGTGCCCTCGTTACCGCTCTCCATCCTGAATCCTTCCCGCATGGCAGCCACACAGGCCAGCACCAGCGGCACGCGCATCACAGGCGGAAGCCGCCGCAGGTCATCGATGCTGATGTCCTTTTGCCCGGGCTCCGCGCCTTCCCGCAGGAGCACCCAGGCCAGGTAAAGCAGCGGCGCAGTCTTTCCGCCCGCCGTGATCTCGTCCAGGAGGCCGCGCACGTCGGCATAGCCGCCCTCTTCCAGGTCAGCCAGCACGCCCATGGTCATCAGCATCCTGCGTTTTTCGCCGAAGAGTTCAATCTCCGGCCGCTGTTCCAGTTCGCTCACAAGTTTCTCCCCCTTGTGCAAAAGTCGGGGAGGGCGTCGCCACCCTCCCCGGATCGGTCATCAGGGCGTCACGCCCGCCTTGCCCTTCAGCCAGGCCAGCGCCGCGGCCTCGGTGGCGAACACCTGCCGCTCGCGGTACTGCGTGCCGTTGCTGGCGTCCAGCTCCACGCCCCAGCCCTTGCCGTTCAGGGTGGGCGTCTGCCACTCAACAGTCTCGCCCTTGGTCTGGGCGTTCTCGCTGTTGATGCTGAAGCTCACCTTGTGGAACCAGTAGCCCACGTAGGACTTGGTGCCGTTCACAATCAGCGTCTGCATGAAGCCCACGCCCACGGCGGCCTGGTTGTCGGCCACCATGTGATAGGTCGTGGCGCTGGAGGCCGTCGCCGCGCGCTCGATGCCCAGGAGCACCACCAGCGCGTCGTCCAGCTCGGTCAGGCCGATCTCGATGTCGTAGCCGGTCAGGCCCTTGTAGTACTCGGCCAGCTTGTCATCGCCGTAGAGGCTCTGCTCGTCGTAGTTGTAGGTCACGCTGCCGCTGATCGCGTGCTCGGCCACAATGCCGGTGCCGTAGGTGATCGCGCTCTGTGCGGTCTCCGCGGTGATCGGCGCGAAGGTCAGGTATTTCATACCCACAGCCGCCATAGTCTCACTCTCCTTGTTATTCGAACTTTGCCGGGGCGGCACTCTGCCACACCCACTCGTAGTGGATCAGCCTGGTGTCCTGCTCGTACTGAACAGAGTTCAGGCTGTAGCAGATGTCCAGCCCCTTCAGGCAGCCCGCGACGGCCTGCATGTCATCCGCCGCCAGCTGCCGGGTAAACAGGTCGATGGTGCCCTCCAGCACTTCCTCCGCGTGGGAGTCATCCCCGGCCAGGCTCTGGCCGCCATCGATGGACAGCACCCCCCAGGCGTCGGAAATGTCGCCGGGAGGTGCCGCCCATGCGAAGGCCACAAAGGGGATGCCGGTGGCGTTGAGCGCCTCCAGGAGCTCGGAGAAGGTCGTCATGTGTTCACTCACGCCGCCCCCTCCTCCCTCTCCAGGGTCAGCTCAATGGCGAAGTCTGCCCGCACATAGGTGCGGAGGATGCGGTAGCGGGTGCCCTCAAAGATGCACACCCGCTCCCCCTGGTACTCTGCGTAATCGCTGAGCACCAGCGTCCACTCAGGTCGGTGCCCGTGGGTCATCGCCTCATAGACCTCGCGCATGCCGACGCTCTGCACGTCGCAGTACACCTCGCGCCCGGTCTCTGCCGGCGTCTGAAACACGCCCCGGGGCTCCGGAACACCTGCGAGCAGGGTCACGGTGGAGGCTCTGATCATTCGGTCTCCCCCCAGTCGGTATAGCCGGTGGCGGTCTTCAGCTGAGCCTTCTGCTCATCGTAAGCCGCTTTCAGCCGGTCGTACTCGTCCGCGGCAGGCTTGCCGAAGTTCATCCTGACATAGGTCAGGATGGCACGCTGGCAAAGCGCGTCCAGCTCCTCCGGCAGCACAACCCCGGCAATCCCGAGATCAAGCTGCGCGGCACTGATCAGGTCGGTCAGCTCGTCATCATAGGCGTCGGTGGTGAGCCGCAGCGCCTTCTTCGCTTTTTCCAGCATACTCTCACCTCAATGGAAAGGGCGGGAGGATGTCCTCCCGCCCCGGTTCAGGATCAGTCGATCAGGCAGACGCCTTGGTGAAGCGGACGATGCCGACGCCGGTGGGCTTGCCATCGCCGAGGGCCATGCCACGGAAGACGACGCTGCCGGCACGGAAGCCGACGGACTCGTCGCGGTCAACCGCCACGTCCTTGGCCAGGTTGAAGACGTAGCCCTCCCGAAGGTCGCCGAACACCACGTCGGTGCCCACGCCATCCTCCAGGATGACAGGATAGCCGAGGATGTTGAACTTGGCCGGGGCCTGAGAATCGGCAACCACCACGGGCTGCTTCTGGGTGGTCTGGATGTTCAGCACGTTGCCGAAGAAGGTGGCGCGGCTCATCACGAAGCTGGCGCCCGGGTTGTACTCGGTGGGCAGCGCGGCGATGATGGTCATCAGGTCGGTGTAGGTCATGGCGGCCTTGGTGTAGGTGCCGGTGGCGGTGATGGTGGCCAGGCCGGTGGGCTCGTTGGTGCCGGTGCCGGCAGCGATCTTCGCGGCGATCAGGCGGAAAAGCTTGTTGGCCATGCGGTCAACCAGCCAGTCCTCGAAGGCAGGCACAGCCATGGCGGCCACGTCGGCGGTGATCTCCACGGTCTTGATGAGCTTGTAGGCGCCCAGGCTCACATGGCCCAGCGCGTCGGCGGAATCGGTCGCGGCGGTGCCCATGGCCACCACGGCGGCGGCATTCACGGTGCCCTCCACGGGGATCTCCACGAAGCTCGGGATGTGCATCAGGGTCACGGCGTTGACGATGGGATAGAGCTCCAGCTTGCCGTAGATCTTGTTGACGGTCTCGGTGGGGATAGCGTAGTTGCCATTGGCCAGGGCGGTGCGCTCCTCAGCGGTCACGGGCTTGCCCTGCTTGTCAGCCAGCCAGGCGTTGCGGTACTCCTGGGAGTCGATGGCGTAGGTCATTTTTCTTTCCTCCTCGAAATGGACAGTCGGGCCGATCTCCTTGCCCTCTTCGCCGCTGGCGATCTTGGCGCGGAGCTCGAGCCGCTTCTGGTGCTCGGCCTTCAGCGCCTCCCGGCGCTCGGAGACCCAGCCGGTGCAGTCAGCGGCCATCTGCAGGGTTGCGGTGTCGGCGTCCTGGGTGACGCCGCGGACCTCTTCCATCACGGCGTCGAGCTGGTCGGCGTCCATGGCGAGGACCTGTTCCTTGGTGTAGGTGTTCATTCTGTTGCTCCTTTCAGGCGCAGCTGAAGCTGCAGCCACAGATATGCCCTCCGCCGGTCCTCATAGGCGCGCAACTCCTGCGCCGCCCAGCTGATCGATCCGTCAGCCAGGCCCCTGGCAGAGATTTCCGTCGCGTCGTTCGCAGGGATCGACACGATCGAAACGTCGTAGAGTTTGGAGATCTCCAGGATGGTCCGCTTCACCAGCACCTTGCCGGTTTCGTGGTCCTCCACCACCTCCCGCTTGTCCTTCTTCACCACGAAGGCGAAGGACATCCGGTCGGAGTAGCCGCCCTGGACCTCCTCCAGGATCTCCCGCCCCAGGGTCGTGCCCCGGAGCTTGGCCAGCGTGCGCAGGCCGTGATCGTCCGGCTCCGCGGTCAGCGTCTTGTTCCGATTGCGCGCGAAGACGCGGCCGTGGTGGTCGTACTGCATGATGAAGTCGGACATGTCGCAGCTGTCGAAGGCCTTGCGGTCCACGCACTCCTGCACCTCGTAGTCATCCCAGGCCGCCAGGGTGTACCACTGGTCGAAGGTGGTGGCGTAGCCCTCCACGTCCCAGCCGTCCTTGTTCTCCTGGTCATCGTTGGCGCGCACCTGCAGGGGTGTGGCCATCCGCCGAAACTCGCGGCCCTGGTTGAACTGGCGCTCGAGCCAGTCAGGCAGGATCATGTTGCCCATTGTCCTGCACCTCCTCGTTGTTGTTGTCGTTGCTGTCGTTGCCCGGTTCGGGGTCCTTCGCCGCGGGCGGGTTCGCTGCGTCGTAGTACTCGCCGCGGATCGGCATCCGGTCGCCCAGCTCAGGCGGCAGCGGCGCCAGGTTCCAGATGGCGCGGATCTCGTTCACGGTCATCAGGCCGCGGTCCGCCATCTGGGCGCTGACCTCCAGCTTGTCATGGTTGGACATGTACTGCAGGCGGTTGGCCGTCAGGAAGATGCCGTTGCCGGCGGTCCGCTCCCGGTCCGAGAAGGTCATCCGGCTCATCACGTCGCTCAGCTGAATGGACAGCCACTCGACGCAGCCCTCGTAAAAAGCCGACCAGCTGTCGCCGACGGCTTTGTTTTGGAGCACGTCCTCATTGACGCCGAAGTAGTTGAAAACCTGCTTTTCGATCAGCGCCATCTGGTCCGCGTCCACGGTGTATGGCTTGGTTTGGATCTGCTGGATCTGGTCCCACGTGTTCGGGAAGAGCAGCACGCCGCCGTTGCCGGAGCCCAGCTGCTCCTTGTTGAAGCGGTCCCGCTCCCGCCGCAGGTCGTCCGTCTTGGCGAAGTTCGTAAGCCGCGCCATGAAGCGGAAGGTGGCCGAGTTCTTGACGGCCTCCGGGATGCCCTGCTGCTGCATGGTGATCAGCTCCATGGTGGGCGTCAGGGCGCTGTTGCTCTCGCCGAAGAGGTCATGCCGGAACTGGTGCCGGGTGAGCACGCCCACCCGGTCCAGCGGCAGCGCCGTGTGCTCGCCGGTGGGAAAATTGAACCGCAGCCAGGGATTGCCCCGGCTGTCCTGCACCGCCGTCACGTTGGTGGGCAGGATCGGCACATAGCCCACCAGGCCGCCCATCTCATCCTCCAGCGGGATCACAAAGGCCGTGTTTTTGACGTACAGGATCGTGGTCAGCCTGTACAGGAACTGCGGCCAGGTCTGCCACGGGTTCGGGCCCGAGCGTACCGCCGCCCGGAGTTTGGGCCGCGCGGTGCCCTGCACCGTCACCTCCAGCTTGCTGGCCGCCCGGGCGATGGCGTCCACGGCCGCCCGGACCAGCTCGCTCTCATAGAGCTCACCGCCCCAGGTGGTGAACGCGGGCGTGTAGCCGGTCAGCGTCTGCCAGATCCCGCCCGTCGGCTGCGGCTGCTCCCGCTTCTTGCCGAAGATCGCTTGAAAGAGTCCCATCGTTATCACCCCTCATTGGCCAGGCGGTCGCCCAGCTCGGTCCAGTGCGCTGCCCTCATGCACATCGCGTCCAGGATCGCCGCCACGCCGTCCACGTGGGCGTTGGCCGCGACCTTCACCAGCTTCTTCCGCGGGTGCGCGCTGGTGCTCTCAATCTGCTGCGCCGCGTCCATCAGGTGGATGGCCAGCAGGTCGTTGTCGTTGGCGCACCGGATCTGTCCGCCGCGCAGCATCCCCTCGAAGGTGTCCTCCACGCCGGTCAGGTTGTAGCCCTGGTAAACGCTGTCCAGGTGGAAGCCGTACTGCTCCATCTCCTGGACGAGGTACTGCGCGCTGTACCGGTCGTAGCCAACAAACAGCGGGTAGATCTGGTACTGCTCGATCAACATTCTGAACCAGGCGAAGCAGTCCTTATAGTCCACGAACTGCTCCCCGCTCAGGGTCAGCAGCCCCCGTTCCACATAGGCGCGGTATGGAAGGCCGTCCCGCGCGGTGGCCTCCTCGACCTTGCCCGCCGGCATGAAGAACTGAGCGAAGACCCAGATCACGCCGTCGCGCTCAATCAGCACACAGCAGGCCGTCAGGTCGGTGGTCTGCGACAGGTCGATGCCGCCCAGGGCGTAGGTGTCGCGGAAGTCCTCCAGGCTGTACTTCCACCGGAAGGCCTGCCGGATCACCTCCGCCGGCAGCCATGCCAGGCTCGCGTTCTGCTGGATGTTGCAGTACTTGGTCAGGAACTCGCTCTTCTTGCTGAGCGAGCCCTCGGCCACTGCGATCTCCTCCAGGATGTAGTCCACCGAGACGCTCACGCCCAAGTTGGGCATGGACTTGCGCAGCTCGTTGATGTCGTTCCACTTCTCCACATCGTCGATCATGTAGAGGAACGGGGCCAGCCGCGTCTCCTTGCTGGTGCCGTTCAGCACCGCGGTGCACCGCCGCATGACCTCGTCGTACAGGCCGCCCTGGACGAAGTTGGCCGTGGAGGTGTAGAACAGCAGCGGCTCCTCCCAGGCGCCCTGGCTGCTCTTCACCACCTCGGCCTGCCGCAGGCCGGGCTCGCCCTCAAAGGCCGCGAACTCGTCCAGGATTCCCATGCTGATGTTGAGGCCGTCGCTCTTCTTCGCGCTGAAGGCCAGCGGCTTGGCGCTGGCGTTGTTCGCCTGGATATACAGGTCCGTCCGCCGGCGCCGGGTCAGCCGATCCATGGTGGGCTCTTTGCGGATCGTCTGGTAGATCCCCTCATAGCACAGCCGCGCCTGGTCCAATTTCGTCGCGCAGCTGTAGACGTGGTTTCCATAGCCCCCGTCCACAAACAGGTGATGACAGCCCAGGTGGCTCATCATCGCCGTCTTGCCCTGCTTTCTGGCGATCACCAGCACGACCTCCCGGAACTGCCGCCGGCCCCGCTCGTCCACGATGCCGTACACCACCGAGACGAAGGCCCGCTGCCAGAGCTCCAGCTTAACCAGCCCAGGCGCCAGCGGCCCTTCGTGGTGGTGGCAGTAGCGCTCGATGAAGTTGATCACCTTGGAGGCCTTCTTCTGGTCGAAGAACCAGCGCTTCTCCTCCAGGCCGTGGACCACGATCTCGTACCACGTGCGGATCCACTTGCCCACGGTCACCGAGCCGTCTTTGATCTGCTGGTAGTAGGTCAGGATCGCGTTCTCGCCGCTTCGCTCGCCGCCGTCACTCACAGTCAAACCCACCCAGCTGCTCGTTGGCCTCATGCCCGAGCCGGTTGATGATGTCCAGCATAAGCGCCAGCGTCTTGTTGGCCGTGTCCGTGAACTTCGCCAGCTGAGTCAGCAAGGGGTTGGCGTCCAGGTTCGTGTCGCCCCTCACATTGACCCTCGGCACCATCACGCCGGTCCGCTCGACCTCCGCGCGCATCTGGTCGATCATCTCCGCGGTCTGCGAGTACCGCACGCATGCGCTCATAAAGACCTCGTTGTCGTCCACGCAGTACTTCTGCGCAAGTTTCACCAGATCCTCATAAGTCGGCTGTTTGTTCGCCATCTCCTCACCTTCTTCCGTGAAAAACTGAAAGTTTTGGGCCGCGTCGGGTCTTTCCTACCTGCAGCCCGGTCTGCCGGCCGGCGCGAGTTCGCCGCCGACCCAAGGGGCTACCAGATCACCCGTCCGGCCGCATCAGTCCGCATCTGCGTCTCGCGTTGGTGCTCCTGCTGGTGGCAGGGCTCGCACAGCAGCTCCAGGTTGTCCAGGTTAAGCGTCACGCTCGGGTCGTTCAGGTTCTCGGGCGTCAGCCGGATCTTGTGGTGCACGTGCACGCCGGGCACGATCAGCCCGCGCACCAGGCACCGTTCACAGAGCCCGCCGGCCTGCTTCTTCTTCAGCGCCCTGGCGTGCTTCCAGGCCGTGGAGTTGTAGAACGCCTGCGCAAACTGTGGATGCTTCACATAATCGCCCCCGCGCCCCCGCCAGCGTGGAGAAGTCCCGCCCGTCCAGCGTTGGCCGTATGCCGGGCCCTCCTTGTGCTCAAGTAAGAAGAGAGCGGGCAGCGATTGCCCACTCTCTCATCGTAGACATTTTACCACCGGAGTTATGAAAAATCGTTCCATTCGGTCCAGGCGCGCTCGGCCTCGGTGATCGTCTGCCCGTGCCGGCAGTGGTAGAGCAGCCAGTAGAACAGCCGCCGCGCCTTGAAGAAGTCCCACCTGTGCGACGTCGGCAGCGTGGACAGGTCCAGCTTGTCGTAGGGCACGCCGTAGCAGGTGTTGTGGATCAGCGCCTTGTACCACCGCCCGCCGTCCACCGCCTGGGCCGTGCGGTCGATGAGGTGCACGGTCTGCAGGATGTGCTCGCGCTTGTCGGCGGTCGCGGCCACCGGGTCGCCGTGGGTGCCGCCGCCGTGCGGCTGCGGGTCGAAGGACTGGCCGCGCGCGCCGAGGAGGAGAGCGGCCTGGGAGCGGAGCTCCTCGTACTGGCGGCAGAGGGCGCGGACCTCGGCGTACTGCCAGCGGGTGAGGCGCTGGGGTTCGCTCATCCAATCACCACCTCCCTCTCTTCGGCGGTATCCGCGGCGGGTTCACGTCGTCCGCCGGGTTGCGCCGCTTAGCCTTTGCCGCGCTGACCCACCACAGCTCGCCGTCATCGTTCAGCACTCCCTGGCTCTGCCACCTGCGGATCACCTCCAGCCGCGGATCTTCCATGGGCTTCTCCGGAATCTCCTCCGGCTGCTTCTCAAATACTGGGCAGGTTTCCGTACTGGAGATAAACAGGCACAGGCCGATGCCGAACAGAATCATCCCGAGCAGCTGTAGCAGATCCTCGCTCATTCCCCCGCCCCCTTCTCGCTCTTTTTCGGAGGCGGTGGTGCTTTGGGTGTAGCTGGTGTGGATTTGGTACAGGTGTGCAGGTGTGGCTGCTCCCATTCGCCGCCCCAGGCGTAGTCCGTGATTGCGACCCCTATGATGACATCCACAATGCCAATGATCACCCACAGCCATGTAGGCATCACCATCCCTCCCCTCGCCAAGGCTCCACGCGCTCGCTGCCTTCGTAGTGTGGGCAGTTGATCCGCACGAAGCTGCCAATACTGGGAGCCATCCTGCAGCTTTTAAGCTTGCTGCAGCTGTTGCAGCAGCCATACTCGCCTCGCTCGATCTGTGCATGGAATGCAGCTTTGATGATAGACAGCGCAGAGCGTCTCTTGCTCTTTTTCTTGAGCACCGCTTTCGTAATCAGCTTGTCGAGGAGATGATCAGCATAGTTGATATCCTCGACAGACACCGCCTTATCCCTGATCCTGGTCATCCCCGCTCGCCCTCCTCTCCCCGTTCGCGCAGAACCAGTCCGGATCAGGCAGCCACGAGTAGAAATAGTCATCGCACTGGCATGGGCAGATGTCATCCGGGAAAACTAACTTCGGTATTGCTCCCCATATCAGTTCGCTTGTGTCCTCGTGTCCGCAATGGATACATTCCTTGCAACGAACAATGTCGGATGCCTTCTCCTGATCAGTCATTCTCCTGTTCATCCTCCGTTTCGACCATCTCGCATCTGCAATAGGGGCAGTACGGGTACTCGCACTCTTTGTAGAAAATCCTCGTGCTGACGATCATGCCGCAGTTGGAGCATTTGAACATATCTGCGTAACCTCTGCTGTCAGCGCCGACTCTGATCCAGACTCCTTCACAACTCATTCCTGCACCTCCTCCGGCGGTTCAGGGAGTGGCCTCCAATGGGTGACGGTATCTGTCGCGTATCCGAGCGTGTCGAACCAAACGTCATCGAACCAGTAAGGCCATACGATCCCGTCCTTGGTATAAGCGATGTAGTCACCCTTTTTCTCCGGCATTCTGTCCTGTACGCTGATCCAGCCGCCAACGGTGGGCGCGTAGTCAACCGCCCGGACGCAGGCTTCGTTCATATTCTCTGCTCGGGTGTGGTAATTCAGCGCAATCAACTTCTCCCGCAGCGCATCCGCATCAATCAGCCGCATCCCCGCTCACCTCACCAACTCCATCACAACCACGTTCGCCACGTCCGCCGGAATCCGCCCGGCCTGGGCCATGCGCTGCACAAGGTGCTTGGCTGCCATCAGCCGGTTGAACATCTGGTTCCGGTCCTCCTCCAGCCTGGCGTAGCGCTCGTCGTTCAGCACCAGCTCCAGCGCGTTCATGATCACCCTGTACTTGGTCATGGTCCGGTTTGTGGACCGGCTGCCGGTGTAGCCATAGCGCTCCTGGGCATCCTGCCACAGGCGCTCAAGCCGCGCGATCTCCTCCTCCACGATCTTGCGCTCGTCGTTGTCAATCATTCCCGGGCACCTCCTCCCACCACGCGATCACCGTGGAGATGATCGTGCTCTTCCCGTTGATCCAGTAGCCCTTGCTGGCGTTGATCGGCGGCGACCAGCGGCAGCGATCCTCATACGGCGGCCGGCGTCCGATGCCGCGCCGAAGCACGCGGTACTCGCCCCAGGCCGGCGGCTGTCTGTCAGTGCAATAGATCCACATCGTTCTCTCTCCTCTCACATCAGCAGTCTGTCAGAAACAATCGACCACACCCCGCCCAGCGTCTCCTTCAGCCACCGGACGGCCGCCCGCGCGCTGTCCATTTCCTGTATCCGCAGCGCATAGTCCCGGCTGCGGGTGATCTGGGGCGCGCCTTCCGCATCGGTGCCCGCGTACCATACCGCCGGCAGCGTGTCCACCCGCATGAGCAGCAGCGGACGATGGAATTTCATGTCACATCACCCCCTTGATCTCGTCCAGGCCGAGGGACAGGTCGGAGAACTTGCACTTTTCGGAGCCCCGTGCCACGTCCACCTGGTGCGGCAGGCAGTCCTCCAGCGCCTTGCGGTGCGGGCAGTGCCGGCCCTCCACCTCGGTCTTGTCGCATAATAAGCAGTTGTTCTCGATCAGCACGTTCAGCACGTGGTCCAGGGACGGCGCCGGCACGTACACCCAGCTGGTGGCGTCCACCGTCGGGATGCCCGGCGCCTCGGTCTTGACGTAGACGCGGGTCATGGAGAAGTTCCGCTCGATCTGCTGCAATTTGTGCACGGGCACGGTGGAGAGCAGCGCGCGGATGATGCGGTCCATCTTCACCTGGATCATGCGGTAGTCCCGCCAGACCCCGCCGCCCAGCTTGCGCAGGCGCGCCTCCAGGACAGGCCCCGCGACCTGGTAGGTGCTCAGCACCGCGAAGAGCGCCTGCATAGCCGCGTACTCCCGTCCGGACACCGGATCGGTGAAGCGGTTGATCTCCTGCGGGATGTTTTTCGGCTGCTTAACCTTAAGCACTGACGCCCACCTCCTCCCGGATCTCCGCCAGCAGGGCGTGGATGCGGTGGACGGCAGCGGCCAGGCGCGCGGTCTTCTCCCCGCTCAGGTTGCGCATCTTCTTCTCCG